GAAATGAGACGTCTTGCTGCTCAGGAGAGAAGAGCAGGTAAATCTGATAGAATGGATTCTAAGACAGCAGAAAAATATGCATCAAGTGAAAAGAGATCTGCAGAGAGAGAGGATAAGAGATCAAAAGGTAAGCATATTCATGGAATGGCAGACTCTGTTGAAGTAGATGGAGATCTTGTAGAGAAGAAAGATGATTCATATCTAGAGACAGATATGAATAAGAGAAGAAAGAATAATGAAAAGGCAATTGAGGATATGAAGAAGACCAAGGCACATGCTGATATGGTCAAGGCAGCAAGAAAGCATTTTGAAGAGTTTGTAGCAGAAGAGGATCCATGTTGGAAAGGTTACACTCAAGTTGGCATGAAGAAGAAGAATGGTAAAGAAGTGCCAAACTGTGTTCCTTCAAAGGGAGTTCCAAAAGCAAAAGGATATAAGAAAGAGGAACTAGAGCTTGATGAAAGGGCACTTGATACTGCAGAAACTGGTGAGAAAGAAAGACTTGTAAAAGGAATGAAAAAGTCTGCAGCAGACTTTAAGAAGAGATATGGTGAGAGAGCAAAGTCTGTAATGTATGCAACTGCCACTAAGATGGCTAAGAAGCATATGGACACATCAAAATCAGATCGCAGATATGCAGTGGAGGAATTTGAAATGGATGAATCTGCAGATGTGGAAAATAGAAAGAAGGGTCCAAGAACACCATCGCAACTGGCTAAAAGAGAAAAGTTAAAGAATCTGATGGATAAAATAAGATCAGACAAGAATAGTGAATCTAAGTAAAAAGCAGAAACAAATAATTATTGTAAGCACAGTTACGTCTATAATTATATCTACACTATCTCAGTGTAGTGGAATAAAGGAAAATAGTCTGTGGGATCTCTTTGATGAAGTTCAAAGAAAATTCTTCCCACAGACTATTTTTAATGAATTAGTAATAAAGGATCCAGAGAAACTAGACAGGAGGATCAAGAGAGATGTGGATAGGGCAATCAGAGACTATGAAAAATGGGAGTCCTCTGTGCCTCCTAGAATGACCGACAAGACCATCCTAGAGGATCTAAAGTCCCCAAGGTTCTCTGAGACCCAGAGACTGATCGTGAGGGATGCTATTTACTATGAGTGTCCTGGAGGAATAATGGGCATTAGAGGAGTATGGGTAGAAAAAGATCCTGAATGTATTGACAAATAATTCAAAGGTCAATAGAATCACTCTGTTGGGTTTGAAGATAAATAATATCCTTTAAAGGTCTTATATGACTTATGATAACCCTTGGAGATATCTTGGGGAGGTATTTGAGACAGAAAATATAGAAGATAATTATGGATTTGTTTATCTTATAGAATGTTCTGAGACAAATCGTAGATATCTTGGTAGAAAATACTTTTGGTCTCATAGGAAGATTAAAGGAAAAAAAAGAAAAACAAAACAAGAAAGTGATTGGAAAAATTATTATGGATCTTGTCCTGAACTTAAAGAGGATGTGATTAAGTTTGGAAAAGATAAGTTTAAAAGAACAATACTATCTCTTCATAAGACTGTAGGTAAGACAAATTATGAGGAGACTAGACAACTATTCTTAAATAATGTCTTAACTGAATCTCTTGACAATGGAGTTCCTAGGTACTATAATAGTAATATTCTAGGGAGATACTTCAGGAAAGATTACTATGAACAGATCTCAGATGAGAAAAATGTGTCAGCATAGAGTTGATGATATAGTAGATAGAATTCATGAACTTTGTGCCCAAGGTAGAGAACAAGATGCTTCTGCATTGTATGAAGAAATTCAAGATTGGGTTCTAAAAGATGATATAGAAGTACTCTCTTTAGATTATATTAATGGGCAATTTAATAATTGCTAAATAATCACTCATAATGATTTTTATGATGAGTCTTTGATTATGAAATAGAGCCCAGGAAGGTGCCCTTCGAGAGAGGTGGTGTACCCCCCTTCTATTGGGATGTAGAATTCAATTAATTTTAATGCTTTTTAAGACACTTTCAATACTTGCCTTTGGTCTTGTGGGATTGGCACCCCTAACAGCAGAGGCAGCAAGCGGATGTTCCCTTGCTTCACATTATGGAGTTGGTGATGGATATCATGGTCAAATAACTTCCAATGGCGAAAGATACAATGCATATGGGTTATCAACTGCACATAGATATCTTCCCTTTGGAACCAAATTAAGAGTGACAAATCAGTCAAATGGTCGTTCTGTTATTGTCAGAGTAAATGATAGAGGTCCATTTGTTGGTGGTAGATCATTAGACTTGTCCTATGGGGCATTTAGTAAAATAGCATCTCCTGGACAAGGGGTTGCCAATGTGTGTTATAGTAGAGTATAATACACACACTTGACAACTAAATATTTGGGAGTTATAATACTCCCATAGACATGCGAGATTAGTTCAGTGGTAGAACGCTATCCTTCCAAGTTAGATGTCAGGGGTTCGAGTCCCCTATCTCGCTTCCCCCATAAATTGGGGAATACCATAAATAACCTTTGTAGTTATAATTCTTAACAAACTATATGATTATTCAAAAAACTATTATTGCTAGTGTAGTTGCTGCATCTTCAGTTGTTGCTCCTGCTATGGCACAAGTCACCAGTGTCTCACAACTGCGTGATGTTCAACCTACTGAGTGGTCTTATCAGGCTATCTCTAATCTGGTGTCTCGTTATGGTTGTATTGCTGGTTTCCCCAATGGAACTTTCCAACCTGGACAACCTGCGACTCGTGCACAACTTGCTGCTCTGACTAATGCCTGTCTTGATCGCATTGCTGAGTTCCAGACTGCTTCTGATGCACAACTTGCTGCTGCTCTTCGTGCTGAGTTTGCAAAAGAACTTGCTGCCACCAACACTCGTGTGACTGCACTTGAGGTTGCTGCAGCACAAAAAGCACAAGGTGTTGGTAACTATCTGGGTGCTGGTGTGCTTCTCAATCAGCAAGGTACTGCTGGTAATGGATTTAGTGCCCAACGTACTATTTCTGGTGCAACTATTCAGGCAAGATATGCAGTAAAGAACTTTAGCAACCAAAATGCAGTTGCTATTCGTCCTTATGCTAACCTTGTTGGCACCCCTGCTGGTCAGATTGGTGCAGGTGGTGGTGCTCTGGTTTCTTATGATTGGAGCATTTCTCGTGCCAAGTCTGGTGTAAGTCGTGCTAACATTTATACTGGTGTTGGTTATCAAATTCCTTTTGTCAACAACACTGCTGCCAACTTCCAATCTGCTGTTGGAAATCGTGGACAGGTAGTGTTTGCTCTGGGTGTTGAAGGTCGTCTGACTAATTCTCTGGTTGGTTTTGCTGATCTTAAGTTCCCTACCACCAATGCTGGTAATAGCTATGGTGCATCTAATGGAACTTATTCTCCAGTATTTACTACTGGACTTGGATTCAAGTTCTGATAACTACTCAAAACTGGGGTGGAAACACCCCTCATGTGGGTGAGTGTAAAGGTAGCACAGAAGTCTCATAAGCTTCAGGAGAGGGTTCAATTCCCTCACCCGCCATTATATAAAAATTGATATTAACTGCCATGTTAACAATAAGATGCAAAAATTGTAATACAATATTAGAGTCTCACCCATCACAGACTAGATGTTGTGGGTGTGATAATATGACTAGTATAAAGGGAGAAACTATCACTGCCATAGACTTGACAAAAGTTGAGATAGTGAGTAATATACTAAGGAAAGAAACAAAACAAATCTTGTCCAAAGAAGATTTGTCTTTCCAAGAATCAAGAAAAAATCGTAAAATTAGAAAACTGGAGTTTGAAATTAGATGAGCTGGGAGACCCCAAATCTTTCAAAAGGTGATGTAGAACTTATTGTAGTTGCACTTGATGAATATCTGTATAATTCAGATGAAGAAGTTTTGGAAAAAACCAAATTAGAAAGAATTGTTAATAGGTTAGATGATCATTTAAGTAAATTTTAGTTAAGTATAAAATACTACTAAGTGTAAATAGTACTTCTATGATTGACAAAAATGGATCAACACACCTATAATAATTGGGTAAAGATTAAGCAAACTTTTGAATCCTCTGGAAATACTAATAACATGTTCTACAAAAGAGCATGTGAAATTATAAAAACAAAAAAAGAT